CGATCTGCACGATTTCGATGTTGGCGTATTGCGGACACAGATCACCCAGCTTGACCACCCCTCCCGTCAACTCCTGAATCTGCAAGGCTCGCTTGATCGGCACCCCTCTCGTTTTCCACCCGTTTACTGCCTGCTTGCTGACCTGCAACTGCTCACACAGCCTCCCCTTTGTGCCTACCAGGGCAGCGGCTAAGTTGATCGCATCGTTCGGTGTCATTGCAACCTCAAATTGTAAAAGTTGTAAAAAATGGAACGCTCTGCTTGACCTCTGGATGAAGTCTACTGTACTATTCTTTCACCGTCAATAAACAACAACCGAGGACAACATGAGCGACTTTGGAATCGACCTGCACTGGATTCGTGAGGACAACTTCAACGACAGTCTCGAGCGTCAGCAAGAATGGGAGAGCGACGAGATTGCTTGCTGGCTCGACTCAGCGACAGCAAAAGAAATCCTCTGGGTCTGGGTTGACCTAGACCGCGATACCGACATCACCACCGACCAAGTGATCGAGATGCTCTGGAACGGTGAGGATGCGAAAGCATGGCTCAAGCAGCGCATTCAGGAACTGGCAGAGCGGCAGTTCGACACCTGGAAGCAGTCCTCGAAACTCGCATACAAGGCTTGCAAATGAAACACCTCGCAATCATCGCAGCAGGAGTGGTCCTCGGCATCACAGCAGTCGATTGGAGCATCGGTTCAACCTCAACCATCGGAGACTTTATTTGGCAACTCATCTCACGGATTTAGACTTCAAGTGGACCCCCGGCGTCGCTACAGATGTACAGAAAACGTGGCGACGATTCGGGTGGACACCACCAAGCGAACAGGAACAATTTCTAACCAAATGGCAGAAATATCGAGGGACCTATGAAACAGATCGCATCATCGTTGGTCAAGGCGCAGAGGGCTTTCGGGCCTGCGTTGAAATCTTCCACCAACCCGCACTTCAAAAGCAGATACGCTGATCTCGCAGCCTGCGTAGAAGCTGTTATCGACGGGCTGAACGGGAACGGAATCATGCTCATGCAGCAGACGCACGAGTGCGAGGACGGGGTGATCGTCGAGACCGTATTCGTTCACGAGTCCGGCGAAACACTGTCGGGCGGTAAGTTGCACGTACCTGCTGCAAAGCAAGACCCACAAGGCTACGGCTCGGCGCTTAGTTACGCTCGCAGGTACAGCCTGATGGCAGCGTGCGGCATCGCTCCAGAGGACGATGACGGTAACGCAGCTAGCAAGAAGCCATCAATTGACCCTGCTCCGTATCTTAAGCAAGTCGCAAACGCTGAGAACCTAGACGGACTCAAGACCGTGTTTGCTCACGCTTACAAAGCTTTAAAAGACACCGAGTTCATGCAGCAACTTGAAGCAGCTAAAAACACCCGTAAGACACAACTCATGGAGGTGAAATGATGCAACCCGCAATTTTTTTGAATGACCAACAACGTGCCATGCTCCGCGCTGCTGCTCGAGTCGGACGCGACTACCAACACGACAACAAAGAACTGGAGGTGGCAATCGCCCAGATCAAAAGCATCAACCCTGGCGCCTTCTACAACCCCGACACGCTGATCCTGCGGAAGTTCTTTCACGCTCCCAAGTTTCCGATCCCCCATCAATCATGGGTAAAAGCATGAACATCAACATCCACAGAGTCGAATCCGTCGAACTGTCAGAACTCAAAACACTGCACACCGAAAGCTGTCGGGTTTTCTCGCAGCGGTACATCGTCATCAAAACAAAGGACTCCCAAGTTGAGATCGTTCTGTTCGCGGAGAACGATGAAAAACTGGAGGTGAAAGCATGAACTGGCCTGGACTAGCTCGCAGCACCGATCCGCAAACCAGCCACGAGGCAGCAGTCAGCGTCGATGCCAACCGGCTCGAGATGGTCGTGCTGGCCGAGTTCAGGAGCGCAAAGAAGGGTCTGACCGCAGACGAACTTGCCAAGCGTCTGCCAGGACTCCCGCTGAACACGATAACGCCCCGTATAGCGCCGCTGGTGAGGAAAGGCTACCTGATGCCTACCGGACGCAGGAAAGCCGCTTCTGGACGGTTTCAACGGGTTTTGGAGTACGTCCATGACTGAGCAACGGACAGAACAATGGTTTCAGGACAGGCTGGGTCACGCGACAGGATCTCGTGCTGCCGACATCCTCGCAGGCAAGGACACGCAAGCAAGGAAAGGATACTTGACCCAACTGGTCACGGAGCGACTGACGGGTCGAGCACAGGACTCGTTCGTTAACGCAGATATGCAACGTGGGATTGATGTTGAGCCGCTTGCAAAGGCTGCGTATCAGGCGACCTACGAACTAACGGACGATGTGGGGTTTGTGAAGCACCCGCTGATCCGTTGGTTTGGTGCCAGCCCTGATGCTCTCGTTGGGTCGGACGGTCTGGTGGAGATCAAATGCCCGAGGTCAACGACACATCTAGACTACATCCAGAGCGGCAAACCTCCGGCAAAGTACACCCCGCAGATGATGGCTCAGCTTAGCTGTACCGGCAGGAAATGGGTGGACTTTGTGTCGTTCGATGACAGGTTCCCCGAGCACCTTCGGTTGTTTGTAGTCCGGTTTCAGCCGACAGAGGAGGAGATCGAGAAGTTTGAGAGCAAGGTCAAAGAGTTTTTGTCTGAAGTCAACAATTTAATGGAGAAACTATGCCCATCGCATACGAAGTGATCGCCAGCACCGGAACCTACACAAACAAACAGGGAGAGGAGAAAAAACGCTGGCAGAAGATCGGCGTTGTCATGCAAGGCCCGAAAGGTCTGACGCTGAAATTAGAATCCGTCCCCGTTGGCTGGGATGGCTGGGCAACACTGGCTGAACCGAAGGCACGAGATGATGCCCCCTTCTGACCCTACCAACCCAGACCACTACAAAGGTGCTGTTGAGTGCATCGATGCCATTGCAGTCGCTACGGAAGGACTGCAAGGCATGGAGGCTTTCTGCACCGGAAACGCGATCAAGTATCTCTGGAGGTGGAAGAAGAAGAACGGCAGAGAGGATCTAGAAAAGGCTCAGTGGTACATCAACCGGCTTTTGCGATCATTGTGAGCGCATGGGAACGGACTTCTTCCACCCTCCGTTCCCAGCCCTTCCCGAACACCTCCCAGGTCTTAAGTTCTTTCAGGAACGCCAGCCGCTTGTCGCAGTACAGGTTCACAAGGTCATTCGGAACCATCGCTTGTGCAACGCGCAGCGTCATCGGCCCGATAACACCATCAGGCTGCACTCCAACAGATTCCTGTAGCCACTTAGATGCTCTACCAACACCACTGTTGATGCTTGCGTCAAACACGCAATAGTCGATCCCTGCTGGCAGGTCGTCACCCTTCACGCGATCCCAATATTTGGTTTTGTAAAGCGGAGCAACGTCGTCATGCGTCAGTGATTTCATATCGTCAACACTGACAGGATGACCGCAAAACTCCTCCCAAACCTTCTGCGTGCAGCCGTGGTTGGTGGCGCCGCCTGGGTCATCCTTGTGATTGACGAATCCTCCCTCGTGATGGAGGACGCGAGCAAGTGAGTCTTTCCAAGTGTCGATCATTTCTTCATCAAGTCCTTCGTTTGACTGGAGTTGGACGAACCCAACCAGAAGTTGTACACGCTGGCAGTCTCTCGAGCCAGGACGCCCAGCAGAAGCATCATGACATCGCTACCTGTCAGCGTCATATAGCCCAGCGCAGAGCCTACAAGTAGCCCAAAGAAGCCAGCAACGGTGACGATAGACAGCACAGCAGGGATGCGGCTCCTGGTGGCTACCTGCATCTCTCGTGCGGACTTCGTGTTCTCGACGTTCAACTCAAACAGCTTCGTCTGCTGAGCCATCTTCGCCAGTTCACCGTCCTGCTCTAGCTTTGCAAGCTCCCGTTTGGCAGCTTCAGCAGCAGCAGGGTCAGGCAAGACTCGATCAAGAATCTTGCCGCCAACCTCAAGTAGTGGGCCGAGTGGAATCATCTTTTTCCTTTGAAATCATGTTAGCCGCAGCATAGGCACCCTTCCGGCCTACCAACCCGCCGACAGCACCGATACACAACAGCATGATGTCTTTCAGGATCGCAAGGAACTGCTGGTCGATAGGGCTGATGCGCTCGAGGTCATGCTCGACGAACATCACCGCATAGAGGATGGCTGCAACACTGCCGAACAGAATAAAGTTCAGCGTCAGCACCACCACCGACCACGTTCTGACTTCAATCTGTTCTGTGTTCATTTGCTTATCCCTGCAAGCGTTGCCATCAGCACTACAACAAAGAACATGACACC